GTCCGAATTACCCCCAGAGTAGACTTCTGTGGGAGGACCCGTGGTCGGTAGGGTCTCCGTCTCCCCGTCATCGTGCCGTCCTCTCCGCAAGTCGGAAGGCTTGCTCGAAGTTATAGGCGAGGTGCGTTTCGACCGCCTTGCGGACAATCCCATCGAAGTCGAGTCGTCGTCGGTAGGTAGGGGCCGAGTCTGTATAGATGAAGATCGGCCGGATTGCGCTACCGAACCCTGTGCCGATCCTTTCGTAGATGCCAGCGGCGAGATGCTTCGTCTGCAATCTCCCGGGATATGCGACGAAATAACCCGATGTTCGGGTCTTCTTCCGCTTTCTCGATGCGGCCGTAGCGTTAGATAAAGGATCGGTCGCTATCCTTAACTGCGACATGATTCTGTTGAAGTATCCCGCCGATACGTTGCCGTACTGATCCTTCGGTGCCGCGCTAGTAGGGATGGCATACATCCCCGGTGGCATTAGACCTCGGTTGATTAGTAACTTCTCGAAGGCTTTAGGGCGGCGTTGCCCTCCCTTCGTTTGTGCGCGAAGGTACTGATCTGGCGTACCTCTCGCCCCGTCTTGATTAGTCGGGATATTATACCCGTCCTTCAACTTAACCACGGCATACAGTTGGTTCTTACGAGCCGGAATCACAAACGTACCGTTTAGCGTGTAGGGTTTAGGTTTATCGAATACCCGCCTCATCTCTTGGCGTATATTCTCCTGCCCTTGTTTAGCCGTTTGCGTTAAGGCGTAGGCCGTAGCGAAAGGGATTTGATCCTTCCGTAACCCGATTAGATACCGTTCCGCATCTTTTAAGTCTGCGCGGACATCTAACTGCATAGGTGCCTCGGTGGTCGGCGCGTCAATGCCAAGTAGTCATGTGGATGTGTGCCGGTCGAGGCGTAAATCATTTTAGGGTGTACGTTCCCCAATTATGCTTGCGTATATCAGATTTTCGGGGCAGCGTCAATCACTAAATAGAAATGCACTTTTTCCTCTGCCGTTCGTAATCTACGCATCATTGTTCGGCGGGACATATAAAGCCTCCCCGCCTTGAACCACAACGGCCCTGTGGTGCAGTAATAAATCACTAAAATCTGGCGTAACGGTTGCGGAATCTTCCCGACCGCCGCATCGATCTCTGCAATATCATCCGGTGCGTCCGACCCGCTCTGCGAGGCTCTCGCTCCCGAGTTGGCCCAGAAAAAAGCCGATGCCGTAGGGTATCCCGAGATCGCACGACCGCGACACCATTTACCCCACTGCCCTAATCGGACGCGAGTCCATTCGATCATCTCCGGTATTCCTCTTTAATCTTCGCCTCGTATCTCTCGACTAACTCGCGCACGGTCTGCTCGGGGTCTCTCGCCTCGATCCACTCGCCTCTAGGCTCCCATACGGAACGCGCAAGTTGTTGAGTCTCCGAGAGTTTTCCGTGTTTGCTCTTTATCTCTAGCCAACAAATAAAGTAATTTGGCCCGTCGTACTCTCCTGGCTGCGGTAATACTTTCATTGCTAATTTATCTGGAATTCCTAGACCTGCTTTCGTGTAATCGATCACAGAGAACCCCGCTTGCTTCACCGCTGCGGTAATCTCTGCATCGTTAAGGTCTCTGCGAGCAGCGTGTCTCATGCGTATCGCGATCTTCCATCACTATCCGTATGCATCGGCAGATTGCTGCCTAGCGTTGTGGCAAGTCTTGGGTCAAGAGCATTCCATAGAGATCGTAGGCGTTCGTGATGTATCCGCTAGGCGACTTCGTAAGTTCGACATGGTGGCCTTCCCCGGCGGTATGGGTGACGCAAATCGATGGTCTACTCTGTTCGATGACCCGTATGAGATGCAACGCTATATAAGCGGAGGTGGGAAATACCTCGGAATCTGCATGGGAGCATACTGGGCCGCTAACTTCGGCCTTCTCCCTAACACGAACGTTTCCCGCTATATCGAGTGCGGGGAGATTCACCGCTCTTATGCTACGGTCGCAGATATCGTTTGGCGCGATATTCCAGAGCGAATGTATTTCTGGGATGGCCCTGTGTTTGATAAGGCCGAAGAAGTGATCGCGACCTACGCCAACGGGATGCCCATGGCTATTCGAGAAGGTAACGCGATACTGATCGGATGTCATCCCGAATCACAATTTGACTGGTTTTCGCAGCCGTATCTTCGGTCTAGTTGGCACTACGGTTCGCATCACAGGCTTCTCCTCGACTTGCTCCTCTGACCGCGCTTCGTTAATACATCTGCCTAGCCAGATTCGCCACCACATCAAGTTAGGTTTAGTTAGCTGTGGCGGTTGCATTCGTAAGTCTTTTAATACCACGCTCGCCGTAGAGTTGCCAGACCATCGACCGAATATGCGGATCTCCGAGTACGTCCTTCGGGTTTGCCGATCGGATCAGTTCTGCTACGCGACCCTTTAGCCATTCGATTCGTTCTGGAGTATCTGATTCGTCAGCCCGTTTTAGGTAGATAGCAAGCAGGGCATCGCAGAGTCGAAGCATTGAAATCGGATTGCCTTCGACACTTTGCCAATATCGCGCTGATTTGTCTTGATTGACTTCGAAAATCTGCTGATCTGCCGCCTTCTGCTTATCGGTTTTCTGCTTCGGCTCCGAAGGATCGGTCTTGCCTTTTCGTAACTCAAATAAGCCTTGCCATTGGTTCGAAATCGACTGGTTAACGACTTCGGCTTGATCGGCTCCGTACTTTGAAAGTTTTAGCGCGGCAGCGTGCAGGGAAACTTCTTTCAGAGGCTTGCGAATGGCTTTGCGATAGGCGACCCATCGTTCCCATGCTTCTACGTCTAATCCGGTAATGTTTTCAATGCTCACGGTGGCCTCCGATGCGCTTTTCGATTTTTGCTTTGATGATCTCGATCTGTTCTGGCGTAATTCCGTATGACAGATCATTAGCGAGTTCGAGAGCCATGTCGGTTTTTTTCTTACTCGTAGCCGTGATTGCTAACCAAAGTGCTTTCTCTAATGCTTCTAGGTTTGTCATGTAATTCCCCGTATATGTGTAGATACAATGTAGATACAGACCCTTTGACCTTTGGTGAATTCTGCGTGGTAAGGACGGAATACGCCTAGTCCCTATCACGCAGATTTGACCTTCGGAGCCATCCTGCTGTGAGCGACTTTTGACAGGTTTTCCTGTTGCGGTTCGCGCTTCCTCACAATGTGCTGCGCGTCTAGAATCCCGCTGCCCCGGTCTAGATTTAAGCCATCTCTGCGCGTGGTTTCCCCGACCAGAGAGAGCCGAGGAGATAGGGGATTGACGTATGTAAATACCTGCCTTACAATACGCCTATCCCTTATCCCCGTAGGGGATCATACCCGCACCCCGTAGCGGAGTAAAGCCCCGGCCCCTAAAAAGGTCGGGGTTTTGCTTTTAGAGCCATTCTGAGCCATTCCTAGGCACCTTGCCCTTGTCCCGTCCCTAGGTCTGGGGTCGGCCTGTAAACGGCTCTGTGGGCCTCCAGAGCAGCCGGTAGTTGGTACTCCCTGCCCCTAGGAAACCGCCCCTGCCGCCGCCACCGAAGAATAGCCGGAGGGGTTACGCCGAAAGCCTTTGCCATCTTGTTCTGGCTACCAAATAGCCGCATTGCCTCGTCTGGGGTCATAGTCCTATAGGGGGGGGGGTTTACTTTTGTTTAGGTCTAGGAGTATAGTTCATCTCACAGGTACAGAACAACCTGCCACAGAGAGGAGATAGACAAATGGCTTACATGAACCAAGAACGCAAAGCAAAGATCGCGGAAGCCCTCAAGCCGGTTCTTGCGAAGTACGGGATGAAGGGAACGCTCTCGGTAAGGCATCACAGCAGTATCGTACTAACCCTTAAGCGCGGCCCTATCGATTTCGGAAAGACAGAGGGAAGCGTCAACGTATTTTGGATTGATCAGTTCTACCAAGGCGTAGCGCGAGATTTCCTAAAGGAAGCACACGATGCGTTGCTCTCTGCAGGTTGGTACAACCGCAGCGATATCATGACCGACTATTTCGATATTGCTTACTACACTGATATCAATATCGGATCATGGGGCAAGCCTTACGAGGTGGCGGCGTAAGCCGCTCCTCACAGGAGCAACAAAAATGCTACAGACACAAATGCATATCTACGGTGTGCTATGGGAGGTCGAGATACATTTCTCGGTCGACCCGCCGGAGCCGAGCGTAGGACTGTTTCACCGAGAAGTTCGGATCGACGAATTTTGGTTCCTCGGCTACTACCCCGAAGTGCAGGTCGGTGGCCAGTATCGCAAAGGCGATTACGTTCCTTGTCAGATTCGCGCTTGGTACTCGGCACTTACACAAGCGCAAGAAGCCGAACTCATCCAGATAGTCGAAGACCACATCGATAGTTTGTCGAAGGAGGCTAATGTATGAAAGCCGAACCCGTTATCAAATTCCCTTTGTTAGGCGTAGAGGCCGAGGCTATCGTAGACGTTGACGTAGTAGGTGATGGAGAGGATACCTACACCTATTGGCTTGAGTCTGTAACTATCGTAACGATTAACGGGGATATGGTCGAGATCGAGGTTACGTTAGACGATCTCCCTGCTATATCGAAGGTTGCACTCGTCTCTAATTTGGATGACTGGCTGCATGTTCACGCGCCAGAGATCGTAGCCTCCGAGTCCGACTACATCGCAGACCTTGCATTCGATCAATGGAGAGAATCCCATGACTACGAATAAACAATCAGTATGGCCGGCCATCGTCATTATCTTGCTAGTTTTCCTCATCGCCGCTGTCGTCGAACCCTGCGATGGACACTCTTGTGAAGAAGAAACGACTTATGCGCGATGATTTTTGGCGACAAGCGCAAGAACTAGAAGAACGTCTCGACTTCGAGATACGGATGCAACGACTTAAAGAATCTGCAAGGGATACGTTAGCAACAGAGGGTAAGGTCAATCCGAGACTCTCCGAGGCTTTGCGAATCACCTTACAGGAGATCGAAGAAGTCCTAAACAAAGTCAATGGAGTAAATAAGTGAATCAATCACAAACGATTGGTGCGCTAGCGGCCGCACTAGCCAAAGCGCAAGCAGATATAACGGGAGCCGTTAAAGACTCGGCCAACCCGTTTTTTAAGAGCAAGTATGCTGACCTAGAATCTGTCTGGAACGCTTGCCGAAAACCTCTCACGTCTAATGGTCTATCGGTAATCCAGACTACGCAACCTACTCGGCACGGAACGATGCTCGTTACTACTCTCGCGCACAGTAGCGGAGAGTGGATTAGAGGGTATATGCCGATCCTTACGAAAGATGCTACTGCACAGAGTCAAGGGTCTGGCATCTCGTATGCAAGACGCTATGCCCTCGCTGCGTTAGTCGGGGTATACCAAACCGATGACGATGCGGAAGCGGCACAGGGTCGAGGCATTACCGTAGACCCTCGAGGCGATCTAGGTAAGAACGTAGATCAGAAAAAGAAGGAGCAGTTCATCGCGGATTTTAAGCAAGCGTTCGATCTCGACGCAGAGGAAAAAGAGATTGCGCTAGCCGTTCGCGCCGTCCATGAGCGGATCAGTACGGATCACGACCTCTATATCGCCGTTAGCGATGCTCTCTCATCGAGAGAGAGGTCAGCGATCAAAGCCTATTTACGCATAGCCAAGGAAGCAAAGTAATGGAAAAGCAATACGACAATACGAATCGTGGAGTTCTCTTTAAGAACGACCCGCAAGGCAACCCGAAGCGACCGCAATATCGAGGGTCGATAAACGTCGCCGGAACCGATTACAACCTCTCCGCGTGGCTAAAGGAGAGTAAGAAAACAGGAGACAAATTTTTAAGCCTTTCTGTAGAGGCTAAAAAAGATGCTCCGGCTCGCGCGAAACCATCAGTCGCGCAGGATGAGTTCAACGATGATATCCCGTTCTAATGCGTAGGATATTTCCGAGAAATACCAGCAAGGAGGCCATCGCGCAAGCGGTGGCTGTCCTTGTGCGGGATATTGACGAATCGAAAGCGTGGCAAGTAACAGTCGAGGAATTCAAGAAGCCGCGCACGAATCAGCAGAACGCATACCTATGGGGTGTGGTGTATCCCGCGATTTTAGAAGCCGGAGGCGAGATGCTCCGAGGATGGCTAGCCGACGATCTGCACGAATACTTCCTCGGAGAAATCTACGGATGGGAGACGCTCGAAGGCATGGGGCGTAAACGGCTGCGACCTCTAAAACGAACGTCTAGGATGACGCGCAGCGAATTTATGAACTATCTAGAAGAAGTTAGTCAGCGATGCGCGAATATGGGCATCGTTATACCAGAGCCATCATATCAATGACCCCGTATATCACGCTAAATCCAACGGAACGCCGCCTAGCGCAATTTATTGCGAGAGGTCGATACGAGAGGAGTCGAAAGCGTGGTATCGAGGATAGAAAGCAAGGCGATCAGAGCAACGAAATGACAGACCTAGAAGGGATGGCCGCCGAGATTGCTTTCTGTCGATATATGAATTTATTTCCTGCCCTTGATGTAGGTCGATATGAGGATTGGGATTGCATCCTACCGGACGGGAGAAAGGTCGATGTTAAGACTACGATTTATCCTAGCGGAAGATTGCTAGCCGTGACATGGAAAAAACCAAAGCAGATCGATCTGTTTGCTCTGATGGTAGGTAGTTTTCCTGTCTATCGATGTGCGGGATACATGGCCGCTAAAGACCTGTTAAGCGATGAGCATTTAACCGACTTAGGGCATGGCCCTGTCTACGCGGCATCGCAAGCCGAATTGTTCAGTATCGAGGAACTAAAAAGTGGATTTGAGAAAAGTCGCTAGAGGTCGGCCATGTATGGTTAGGTTGCCAGATATTTGTAACCATAATCCAGAAACGACCGTGCTTGCTCATATTCGTATGGCAGGTTTGAGCGGAATGGGGATCAAGGCTGATGATTTGCTAGGAGCATGGGCCTGTAGTTCATGTCACGATGCAATAGATCGGCGTAGTCATACTGACCTAGATCGAGACTACGTACGACTCCTGCATCTAGAAGGAATGGCTAGAACGATTGCGGCATTAAGAAAAGAGGATTTAATATGAAATTTTTAGAGCGTATATGGGATGCGGTGCTATCTACAGTTATTCCGGCTGTATTCGTTGGAGCCGCTATAGGAGTAGCGATCTCGGTAGCCGTAATTGTTTATCGAGCATTGACTTGACCTGTTTCTCGTGTAAATGGTCAATCGACAAAGACGGAAGACTATGGTGCAAGTTATGGGATTGGTTGGCTAACCTAGATTGTTCACATTTCGTATATCAACCGGGAACCGACGAGGCTGAAAGATCATGGAAGAAGTAAAGGATGATAGTCCGTATAGGAGACTATGGGCTGCGGTACTGAAAGCCGCCATCGCAGAAATGGAGCATCGAGAAGGTCGAGGAGCGGCAGCGCATTGGATATTTTCGCAGCAGTCTGATATTGGCTCGATGCGTTGGATTTGTGACGTACTCGATCTAGACCATCGAAAACTTCAGACAATGTGTATGAGCAGAGCCGGAAGGCGAAGAATCTTGCACAAGGAAGGGGTGCGAGAATGAACTGCCCATCGTGTCTCGGGAGACTATGGTTACAGGACGTAAATGGCGACTTTTTCAAATGTGCGCTTTGCCAAGCAACAGGAGAGCCTAAAAATGAGTTGGCTAGTGTTATCGATATTGCTACTGCCCGTAATCTACGGAATAGTCGTCGCGCTAAGAAGGTGGTTCAAGACAATCCAGACGGAGATGCAGCGTGACTGGAGGCGAGTGCCACCACCAGAATGGGCGGCAAAGCGAGGCGGGAGGGATTACTGGTGAAGCCGTTAACAGAACGATTGTTACTCGATAAGATCGAGTTACTACAAGAGCAGATCAATAAACTTGAGGATGAAAACAAAGCATTGAGCGACGAATGTAAGTTTGGAGCAACTTTATCGTTTTTATTCGGTATAGCGTTAGGAAGTCTTATAGGAGTTTCTTCGATATGGTTATCGTAGATAAAGATTCGCCACCGGGATCATGGGCGAGGGAGATGGAGAAGATGCCTTGGGGATACGGGCAGAGACAGCCAGAGACTATCGAGGATATTATTCAGTCTCTACGCCGCAAGGGAATGGATCGAGAGGCAGATTTGATAACGAGAGAATTCGCTATTCTCAAGGCGCGACGATAGTCCCGTCTATGCTCCATGGGCGGCGTTTCTTAAAATGTCGGCCTTCGCATTTGCATTGACCTTCAAGCAGGTCGAATACGGTCTCGTGACTACATCCCCAGCCTTGCCCGTTCCATGGACAGAACCATACGCAGTTCTGACACATATCTGGCTCCGACCAAGCCAGTTCTT